AGTTCAATTAAAAAATTATTCGATCAAGTATTCCAAGCAATGACACAGATTGTTGGTGTTGTTATGGAAAAGGTTGTTCCTGTCATAGTAGAGATAATGACTAAAGTTATTGATGTCTTTACAGAACTATTACCGCCTATAATGGAAGTCATTATGATGGTCGTTGGTATGGTAATGGAATTAGTTGAAGCCTTACTACCTCCAATAATGGCTATTGTAGATGTTATTATGAATCTAATAATGACACTTGTTCCTCCTCTCATGGAGATTATTCAATCTATATTTGATGCTATAATGCCAATTATAGAAATGTTATTAGCAGTGTTAGTTCCTATTATTGAGATAGTAGCTGATATCATGATGTTTATTTTTGATACTATTTTAAGACCTATATTCTCAGCACTAGCTCCTATAATAGAGTTTGTTGGAAAATTGATTATGGGATTCTTCAACATGTTTATTGGAGTATGGAATGGTATCATTGAAGCAGTTGCATTTGTAGCTGGATTCTTTGGTAAGGGTGATGAAGTAAGAGCTATGAAAGCTGATTACTTAGAAATGGATGAATCAAAAGATCATAAAGATAAGATTGACTTTACTGCTGACGATGAACAAGTCGATGCTATGATTCAAGCTAAATTAGATTCAGGTGAGATCAATAAGACAACAGCTGAATCGTTAATGGCAGATAAAGAAAAGTATAGAAAAGAACAAGAACAGGCTCGATCTGATATGGTATCTAAGATCAAAGTCGAGTCAGTAGAAACTCCAGCTGCATTAAAAGAAGACGGTGAAAAGCTAAACTTGGTTTCACTTACATTACCAGAAGATATGGGTGGTGGAACATTCTTAGTTGACCCAGATAGTAGGGATGAAGAAGGTAATTATGATTTATATACCGAAGACGGTAAAATGATACCACCTAATTTCTTGAAGGGTGCAGCTAAATCTGCTGCTATGGGTACTATTGCAGCTGCACTAGAAGGTGTTGAAGAAGACAGTGGTGGTATTGATATGAGTAACATTGGTGCTGCATTTGCTGCAGATGAAGAAGTTACTGTCGGTCAAGACTTAGCTGATGATACTTTAGACCTAGGTGAAGAACAAGCAGATGCTGCTGGTGGTGGTGGAGATACTACAACAGTTAGTGCATCTACAGCAACTAACATTCAAAATCAAACATCCACAAATGTAACAAACATCTCAGCCGGAGATAGTTCACCTAACGCCGGCCGAGGGTTCGTATTCAATCCGAATTAATCTTCGGCTAACTTCTTAAAGAAATCCAGCGACTCATCATCTGAGGCTGCAGCTAGTTCTGGTTGAACTGCTGGTGCTGCTTCAGGGATTTCAGCTGGTGGTTCTGATTGGAAGCTATCTTCTGCTGTAGAAGATGCTTGTGCACCATCTAGACCAAGTACTCTGTTTAACTTGGTTTGTAGCTCTTCATAAGTTTTGAAGTTAGTTGGATTAGTAAACTCAACTAATGAGTGTTGAGATTTCCATACTGTTTCTAACTCTTCGTCTTCGTCAAACAAAGGAGCTGATGCATCTAGCTCAGACTTATCATAGTTTCTGTAGCCTTCTACATTTCTAATCTTCAATTTGAAGTCAGCACCTTCCCAAAGATCAAATGGGTTTACAGGTGTCTCATCTTCGAACTGAGGATTCATAGCCTCGTTCAACTTGTCAAAGATTTTCTTACCATACTTGTAAAGGAATACTTTTCCTTCGTTTTCTGGATTAGATGGATCTTTCACAACATAGATATTACTAATGAAAGAAAGTCTACGCTTTTGCTTTCTAGCTTTATCTTTATTAGACTCAATACCTGAGTTCCATAACATTGAGTTATATTCAGATACTGGATCTTTTTGACCAAGTGTAGTCAAAGAGTTTTCAATATACCAACCTCCTGGACCTTGGAAACCATGATCCCAGATTCTTACGAATGGGACATCTTCTCCTTCGGTTTCAGGCAAAAACCTAATCACAGCGTAACCGTTACCAGCCTTGTCAACTTCTGGCTTCCAGAATCTATCGTCTGGTCCTGGTCCTGATGATTTTTGGTTTAGTTTATTAAGTGATGCAGTTAACTTGTCGAAGCTATCTGCCTTATTGCGCTTGAGTGCGCCAAATGAATCTACCATATATTCCTCCTGTATTGCGATGTATGCGTAGTATTACGTTTTATTAAAAGTAGAGAGTAATATCTCTCTATACTTATTTATGTCAACATTGAGAAAAGGATCAAACTTTATCGCCTTCAATTTGATATCAGGCCATAATATATCATCATGTAATTCCTTATCCCAATAATCGAACATTTTAACACATTTATTAATTAAAGTCAACGTTTCGATACAAATATCTCCACGCATGTATAACCTTAATAGATAAGGGTGTTCATTTTGAGGTACAATGATATTGTCATTGAAGTCCTCTTTCATCTTACTTAGATCATTCTTAAAAACATAACCTAATGACTCTTTCCTCTTTTTGTATTCGAGGTAAGCTGCATCAGCTTTGTCTTCCCGGATATCACCTATGTAAAAATCATCACTTCTTATAAAATTAGCAAGTAAGTATTCGATTGGATCTTTCTTCTTGCTTAGTTTATAAAAAAAGTATTTGTCTTTTCTAACATCAAATGTAGATCGCCATGCTTTAACTTTACCATTGTACTTAAAGAAGTCATAGTTCATATCACTAAAATGACTTTTCATAGCCAAGTACTTTACATAACACTCATACGGATCCACAGTTACCGTCCTGCCACGTAGGCTTGTTTTACTCTGTTTAATTGCATGCACTTGTGACATATTTCACACTCTCTCTGGTAATTTGTTGTTTTATACTTTATACATGTCACTATACTATCTTTTATATTAGTTGGCAACATCTTATATAATTCTAATTTACTATAATGTCCTAAAGGTGCAATGAAGTTGCTTTCAATATTAAACATTTGAAGCCATTCTAAATATGCATTGAATAATTTTTTATGTCTATCATCATAATTACTTTTATCCATTTGTTCTTCATATGCTTCTATTCTCACTAACTTATTGTCTACGTAATTGTATAACTTATCACCATTACCATCACCTCTTTCTAATTCTCCTCCATAACACATGCCCCAATATATTTCATTTATCCAAGGCATGTTGTAGTTTGCCATCATTGCAATTGCAGACCACTTTGGTAAGCTAGGTGATAGTTTTTTTATCTTATTATAATGTTGTTTAGTTTTATCTCTATTTGGAAATCCTGAATTGTTTGATTCAATAGTATGAGTCCAGTCTACTACTTTGACGCCATAGTAACTTTCTACTTTATCAGATGCTCTTCGAACTAATTTATTGATGCTGGGATTAGATCCCCATTGATAATGAAAGATGTAAGGTCTTCTTCCGTGATCTAAAAGATATTGTAGTACTGCTGTACAATCCATTCCACCACTGAATGCTAGAATACAATCTACATCATCCTGTTTATATCTCATACAGGTAATCGACTTTCTTTCTCTTTAACCAGATTAACCTTTTCTGCATCCTCGTATAATATTGCTTTTAGTTTTTGATTTCTTTGTATCAATGATGCAATAGTTTCTGGCTCTACATCTTCATTCATTTCTAAGAAGTCTTGTACTGCCTCTAGGTGTGTTATCGTACCTTTAGATTCATCAACAATCTCTTGTATTGTTTTTGCAAATTGTGATGAACTTAGTACTGGCAATTCTATTTGGCTCATACGTACTCCCACTTAACGTTGCTTATTCTTTTTCTATATTTCTTATATGGATCTTGATTCTTTACTCTTACAAAGTTTATAATAGGTGATGCTTGTTTTTGTTTCCTGCTCTCCTGTCTTATATAGAACGGATCTCTTCTTGGAACCTTTACTACCATTCTTTTATCGTCATCATCAGATAGTAAATCATAATCCCATTGCTTAACTCCAGGTCTGCCTATTCCAGTAAAGAATTCAGCATCTCCATGCCTTACACCTTGGAATTCTATATCATATCCACCTGTAGACCAAAAACATTCTTTAGTCATAATCCATGTATTAGGATGTGTCTTGTATTTGATTATACCTTTTGGATCAAGTAGTTCATAACCACCCATAGCTTCAGGCATTTCCATATCTGCTTTAGGTGCATACCACATATTAGGATTAAGGTTTTTAAAGAATCTTAAATGCTTGTACATTCCTGGAGACTCAAAGCAATCTACATCCATTAATAACATCCAGTCTGTCTTACAATTCTTTACACCAATGTTTCTGCAAGTGTGAGAATTAAATCCAACATCTTCCATCACATCAATACCAGTAAGATCAAATCTGTCTCTATGTACTTTTATAACTTCTCTAAAATAATCTCTACCTTTCTCATGGCCATCATTAATAACAATTAGTCTTGGAGTTAGCTTCGGATACTTTTGCATCATACTATTATAGAATTGCATTTGATTAAACAAATGATTCTCTTGACCATACCAGGTCATGATAATAGTAACGTCGTTAAGAAACTTAGCTCTCATCGTCCCAATCTCTTTGCATAATTAAGTTTTGTTCTGCTGCTTTCCATTTGTCTCCATAGAAGGTATCTTGATAGTCCTCGAACCAAGGACCACCATCAGTATAGTGTATTGCTTTTGGATTCTCTAAATGATAATAGTCATCTAAACAATTCCATTCCAATGGTATTGAACCAATCTCTTCATCCTTTAACCATCTAAGTTGATGGAAGTCTAATCCTGGTCTATGATTGTTGACATACTCTGGTGTTAGTATAGCATTTGAAGGATGTGAGTTATTGAAAGCTATAAAGCTAGCCCAGTTCTTTCTAAATGCTCTGTGTTGTGGAATACCATCCATCTTTATTTGACTGTTAGGAATATATCCTGGATGTTGACAACAATAAACAGCTTTACTATCATCAAATGTAGGTATAAGCAAAGCAGGATCAGCTAAGAAAAGAAAATCACAATCTACAAAGAAAGACCATCCTTTGAAATCAGATAGATGAGGTACTAGGAATCTAGTGAACGTAAAGTCTGTTGATTGAACTTCACCCCAATCTCTATTATAATCTTCTAATTCTTCACTAAACAGTTTATGTACTGATAATGATGTATATTTTAAGCTAGCCTTACAAACATCGTAAGCTCTAACTTCTCTCTTGTCGTAACCTATGAAAATTCGGTTCTGTGAGCCAATAGTTGTACTCATTTATTATCTCCTCTCTCTTCTGTACACTTTGCTGTACGTATTCTTCTATTAGTTCTGGATGAAAGTCACTCCAGTATTCAAAAACCATTGCCCAAGGAAATGCCTTTTTAGTAATCTTTCCTTTACTAAAAATTATCATTGGCATTCCGAGCATTCTTGCGATCCACATATGAGCTCCATGATATCCAATTACACATCTTGATTGTAACATAATATCTATACATTTCTGCATTGGTGTTTCATAGTGAACGTGGCGTGGATCCCAGCCACGTTTCTTAATCAGGTCACCTACTCTTGGCCAAGCCATACCAGAAGGAGTTTGTGCGAGGGGGTCCTTCCATGCTTTACCTTTATCATAATCAACTAATTGTTGTTTATGTTTTATACTTGTGACCATGCAAATCTTGTTATATGTTGAGAATGCATTATCTGCATCATTCATTCCATACTGTGTAAATCTAAGATTATGGAGCTCCATATCTTTTGCATCATAGTTATCATGATTGTAACTTAATGCACTATCGTAAACATGTTCTACTTTAACATCCCAGAAAGGAGGTTTAGTAATTATATTATTAGTTCTTTCTATCCATTGCTGAATAGTTTCGGAATCTTTGTCTTTGTACTTTTGAGGTTCTGGATCTTTCCAATGAAATCTCAATACAACATCAGTACTATTCTTTTCTGCCATATTGTAGGCATATGATATAGGACTAATGATATCACCATATCCAATCTTACCTTTCCAATTGATAATTAATGGATCAAGGTTATCTCGTATACTATGCTCTGTGTAATCTTGTAAGGGATGATCTAGTCTAAAAGGTGTATGTGGATTGTTCGGCATTATCTTGCTCCAACTTGATCATCAAATCTTAATACGACTCTATAATTAGAATTATACTTTCGTTCTGCTTTTATTCTGTGCTTAGTAATTAGCTTAGTCCATTCTTCATCTGTCTTTAAGTTTATATGTAAATTAGTACCATCTTCAAAAGTCTTTCTTGCTGGCACTGTGCTTATGTTCATGAATACTAGTCTTCGTGCACATTTGAATAGTGTTTGTATAAATTGATCTGTGTCTTCTTCTGGTACGTGTTCCATGACATCGGTACATACTACCATATCATGCCTTGGACCATCAAGGGGATCTTTAGAATATTTTGCAATGTATGGATCGTATAAAGTTAATTTCTTTATAGATTGATTGAACATTGGTTTCCATAATTTTGAATTCCAGAATAGAGCTTTACCACATCCGTAATCTAAAAGACTGGTACAATGATTCTCTCTTGCAAGTTGTACTATTTCTGGAACATGCTTTAGTAGTGCTGTTCCCCTAGAGAATGACTTATCTGTAGCATGTTTAACTGAGTAATGTTTTGCGATATCTTCTTTATTCATAATAATAAGTGATGTGCTAGCCCCTCGTTTGTACCCTCGCTGCTACATCCGACAATCCCCCGCTCTTGACTGTCTTTCCGCGGCCACACATACCAGACTGTGTGGCGATTCTGTATTGTGCTATTATATACAGATTTCTATATAAGGTCAACTATTTATTTCCAACTAAATGACAAACTCATGCGTTGTTCGTGTATAATTGGCGTATGATATGTTCCAGCCCTTATGTATATTGCATCACCTGGCGATAATACATATGATACATGTGCTTTTTCACCGAAAGGACTTTCAATACAATATCCTACTTTGCCCCATGCTTGATAAATGATAACATCCATCTTGTCATTGTGTCTTCCAAAGTTAAAACCATTTGCTTTCCAGTTAGCATATATATGTTGTTTACGTAATTGGTATCTCTTCTTAATGTAGTCTGCTATCTTCTGAGTTCTTGGTGCAAACTCACCAGAAAATTGTAACCATCTATTGTTATGATTTATTTCATCATTTTTAGTTAGATGTTTTCTTTTCTTTGCAAAGTAATATGCATCAGCAACATCTAATGCTGTTAATGGATCATCTGTTTCTATAAGTTTAGGCATAAGCATAAATCCTTGCTCGTAGCCTGCTAGTAAATCATCGTAAGCAGATTTACCTTTTAATATTTCAAAGTCTGTTTCCATACCAACTAATTAAAACTAATCTGTTTCCTCTTTCAACTTGTCCTACACCATGCATAAGACTCTTATCGTAAATTAATGAATCGCCAACTTCCATTTGTACTACTTTGGGTATACATCTCTGTCCATGTTGTACATTACCTTTTCTATATTTGTTGGCTGGTCTTGATCGTTTAGTATATGGTAACATTACTAATGCCTCACCGCCAATCAAATCATCACTTGCTTCTAAGAATGTTACAATTGTTAATCCAACTGCATCATCATTGTCTGTATGAAACTTAGTGAACGCTTCTTCTGTGTAGTTTAAGAAGTAATGTCTAAATGTTTTTTCGTGAGTACTTGCATATTGATCTATAACATCAAATCCATTACTGTATGTTTGTTCTTTGGTTGGATGTCTTTTATCGACATCGAATAAATTATAATCTTGGTGAGCTAGTTCAGCAGGTAAAGAGTGATACACTCTTATCAATTGATCGATATGTTGCTTGCTTAAAATTTTATCTACTTTGTAATACATAAATCACCAAAAGGTGTGAGGGCACTTGGCCCTCACTATTTATTAGAGCTAACCCGAAGGCGCCAGACTGGACTATGCTGCGTTAGCAAAATCCAGAGCAGTCTCTAATGCATTCACTTTCTTAGTTTTGTTAACACCATACCAGCTTGAAGCTAATCTAGTATCATTCTCTCTACCAAGAACGTGATCTGTCATAAATGTGACAGCGTTGAATGCTTGCCAGTATGAACCTTCAGCAAAGTTTGCACCAGGCTGAGTTTTGATTACATTCATAGCTGTCTTAGCATTTTTAGATGCATACTTATCAAAGTCAACTGTAGACTTAGGATCGAAGCCGACACCTCTTAGCTTAGGGTTCTGGTTAGGGAACACTGTAGCAAAGTAAGTTCTTAAGCTGTCATCAGTAAATCTCTTAGAAGATAAGAATGTAGCCATATCTTTGTATGTTTCCATTTTACCTTTAGCGATACCTAATAGCTCTTTAGCTTCTTGTGCATCAAATGCTTTCTTGTGGTTTAAAGAAACTTGATAGTCTCCTTTGTTAGCCAAAGAAAGTGTTAATGTATTATTACAAACAACTCTAATAGGAGTAAACCTAATATCAACTGCTCGTCCATACATGTGAGGGTTAGTTAGAAGAAGATAAGAATCAACTCTATCATCACCATTAATAGTAAAG